GAGGAACTCGTTGGTTGACCGTTGGTCACTGCTTTGAGAAGGGCGTGACCTATCAAGCCGAATTTCGCACAGCTCCAAATGTTGGGGTCAAGCGATTTACTGTTCTGATCAATGACGCTAATGTAGAGCGTATTGACGGTGAGGATATTTGCGTGTTGGATCTGCCTGGAGGCGGTGACGTGACTGACATGTCTAAATACATGCTTGATGACTTATCTGATTATGAGGTTGTCAAGGACACGCCACTTTTCGTGTATCATGCACACAGGTCTCAAACACATGGAGATGAGGATTTCACACCACCTTCAGGTTATAAGATGACTTCTAAAGTGAGTGGTGTGAAGAGACAGAGGGTTAATGGTTGCGGCACTTTTGATATGTTGCAGTACTATGGCGACAATCATCATGGTATGTGTGGATCGATGATCTTCACTGCCGGTCGAAATCCAATCCTACTTGCCGTCCACAATGCAGGAAATACGAGTTCTAAGGAGTGTGGCGCTATTCTCTTGGATAAAAGAATGTTGCGTCAAAATGGTGGTCTGAAGGCATCAGAAACTACGCCTTTGCAGACCACAATTTTGGGGAAGTCGTTTAGTGTCTCACCTGATGTACGAGAAAGTTCACCTGTCCACTTCATGGAACATGAACATCATAATTGTGAGGTGTATGGCCAGCATGATATCCCCACGGCCAAATTCAAGTCTGACGTGGTCGAGTCCCCCATGGCTCCGCTCATGCGTGAAAAGTTGGATTATGAAAGCACACACACTGCACCTCCGGCGAAGGCTGCCCCTCATTCGAGGAGAAGGCACTTCGAGGGTGTCACGAAACAAAAAGCACCGGTCAATCCCGCCTATTTGAAGGTGGCAACCGAAGATTTCATTGAAAAGTTAGATCAAACGGTGTTGTCTAGTGAGAAGTTTCGAGAGTGTGTTGTTCCCTTGTCCTATGAAGACGCAATCAACGGAGTTCCTGGAGTTAAGGGATACGATCCCCTGAATGTCTTGACTTCCATGGGCTTTCCTGTCAACAAACCCAAGCATTGGGCCATGATGCAGAGCGCCCTGAATGATGAGTTGGGACTAAAGACTCACAAGTTTGTTGACCGCGTCGAGAAGGATGGCAAGGTGGAGTACGTCTACACCATAGAGTTCGACCCTGAAGTCGCTGATGTTAAAGGGCAGGTTGCCCAAGAGATTGAGTGGATGTATCAAGGTCGTCGAATCAATGCAATTTTCCGATGCAATTTGAAGGATGAGCCCATAACGTGGAAGAAAGTCGAAAACAACAAAATTCGCATTTTCGCAGGGGCTCCTGTGTCTCTTGTGATTATTACTCGAATGTTGACCCTCCCGCTGTTGAACATGATGGCTCTATTCCCTGAGGAATTTGAGAGTGCAGTCGGAGTCGATGCTACGGGCAAAGACTGGGACTACATTGCGAAAATCATGACCAAGTTTGGTGAGGATCGTTGTGGAGATGGCGACTATGCGGAATATGACATGGGAACAGATTGCATGTTCACTAAGGATTCCTTCAAGATCATACGCCATATCTTAGAGGTGTGTGATTTCGATGAGGAGTTGCTACAAGTGCTTGATGGACTAGCCACGGAGTGTGTGTGGCCCGTGTATGAAAACAAGGGCTTCATTTTCAAGGCGTTCCGTTCAAATCCTTCAGGACACGGTCTGACGGTAATCATCAATGGTTTGGCGAACAGCTTGCTCATGCGATATGCTTATTATGCGATGCACAATGTGAAGCAATTGGGAGAAATTCCTTTGTTCCATCAGCGAATTGCGTTGATGACGTATGGTGATGACAATTTCTTCAATGTCCATCAAGACGAAGAATTGTTCAATATGATGACTGCTGGCCAACAGCTGGCACGAATCGACATGAAATACACCGATGCGTCTAAGCAAATCGCGCAGGTTCCATTCAAGCCTTTTAGCGAAATCTCATTTTTGAAGCGCACTTTCCATAAACATCCTCAATTGAGCGGTATCGTTGGGCCTT